ACGAAAATCTTAATATCAAAAGTGCCTGATGCGTCAGATAACACTTGAGAGAACAGACAGTAGTAAAGTTAGTTTCTTAAATTTATTCAACTATTCTAGAGGTTTTTTATTATGGCTAACGCCACAGTATCACGCCTTGGTTTGGTCGACAATACAGGAACAGACTTTGACGCTCTGTTTCTTAAAGTGTTTAGCGGAGAAGTTCTTACAGCGTTTACTCGTAACAACATCTTCAATGAACAACTTCATTCTGTTCGTACCATAACATCAGGCAAATCGGCACAATTTCCAGTTTTAGGCACTGCCACTGCATCTTTCCATACACCAGGAAATTTATTGACAGGGGGCAACCAGATTAGACATGGTGAGCGTGTCATCACTATTGACGATCTTCTAGTTGCAGACGTTTTTGTCAGCAGGCTGGAGGAATTGAAGAATCATTATGACATTCGTGCAACTTACGCTGACGAACTCGGCAAGGCTCTTGCGAAAACGTATGATGAAAATGTTGCAAAAATGATCGCAAATGCGAGTCGTGCATCTTCAACACTTACAGGTATTGCAGGTGGACTTACCTTGACTCTTGCTTCTGGTAATACTGCTTCAGCAAACGTATCTGGTGATGAAATAGCAGCAGCTATTTATGACATTGCACAAACATTTGACGAGAGAGACATCCCTCCTACAGATCGTTTCTGCGTATTGCCACCTGCTGAGTATTACAAACTTGCTGAGTCTGCTACAAGAACTGTGAATGTTGACTTTAACCCAGGTGGGGGTAATGGTTCGTTTGCTTCTGGTGCTGTACAGCAAATTGCTGGCATCCCAATCCTGAAGTCAAACAACATACCTCAGTCAAACAGATCAGCAGCTACAGGTGAGAATAATGCTTACAATGGTGACGATAGTAAAACTATTGGATTGGTCTTCCACAAATCGGCTGTCGGGACAGTCAAACTGATGGATATGACTACTGAAATCACAGGTAATGATTATGCTACGATGTATCAAGGCACATTAATGGTTGCTAAATACGCTCTAGGACATGGAATCCTACGCCCAGAGTGTGCAGCTACTATTAAGTTATCTGCTTCTTAATACTTCTTAAATTCAATTTATAGGGTATCTTATTATTAGATACCCTTTTTTATTATCATGTATCATTCAAAGAAAAAAAAGAAAAAAGGATCGACAAAAAATAGAGATTCTCTTAAGATGAAATCTAAAAAGAAGTCAGGTTATTAATTATGTTTGGCAAGAAAAATAAAAAATTAGAAGGTCAAGCTTACATTGACTTTTATGAAAAGAAAAAAAAAGAAACTGGTAAGACTACCCTTGGAGAAAAAGCTAGATATATTAAAGAAAAAGCAAAACTTAAAAACAAACTAATTAAATCAGGAGGAAAGTAATGCCTGTAGCTGCAACCACTAGATTAGAAAGCATTAATATCATGATGGCTGCTATAGGAGAATCTCCTATAAATACATTGCAAGGAGTTCTACCTGTTGATGCACAAATAGCAATAGATACTTTACATGAACAAGATAAGATGGTTCAAAGTGAAGGTTGGAGTTTTAATACAGAGATTGACGTTACTTTGACAAGAGATAATTTTAAAAAGATTGCCTTACCTGCTGACGTTTTAAGAGTCGATCCTAACATTCATCAACATCCAACAATAGATGCAATTCAACGTGGAGTGCAGATGTATGACAGATTAAATAATACTTTTGATTTTGAAAATGATTTAATATGTACGATTGTTTACTTTAGAGATTTTGTAGAAATTCCAGAACCAGCAAGAAACTACATAACAATAAAAGCTGCTCGTGTATTTATTGATAGATTAGTAGGTGATGCTGGATTAGAAACTGATTTATCTAATGCAGACCATAATATACTCAGAGGTGATCCATCTCTCACTAATGTATTTGATACTTACTCTCCAGCTAACGCATTAATTAGGTAGTCATGCCTCTTATTTCCAGATCTATACCAACTTTGTTGAGAGGTGTATCACAGAGTTCTGACGCTACAAAGAAACCAGATCATTGCGATATACAGGATAATGCTACTAGCGATCCAGTATTAGGTCTTGTAAAGCGTTCTGGTACTCAGTTTGTTTCTAATCTTATAAGCGGTGAACAGACTATAGGTAATGCAAAAGTTCATATGATTAATAGAGATGCAACAGAAAGATATGTTGTTGTATTTACTTCAAACAATGTAAGAGTTTTTGAATTAGATGGTACAGAAAAGACTGTTACAAAACCAGATGGAATTACATATTTATCTTGCAATGATCCGAAGTCTCAAATCAAAACAATAACTATTGCAGATTTTACTTTTGTTGTAAATACAACTATCACTACTGCAATGAGTAGTGATTTAACATCAGGAACTGATAAGCAAGCAGTAGTATTTTTTAATCAAGTTTCAGATTTAACAACTTATAGAGTTACTGTTGATGGAACGCAAGCAAGTCACTATTCAGGAGGAGATAACCCTTTAAGTACAACAACTATAGCTAACAAAATAAAAGACAAATTATTAGGAGCAAACGGTGAGTCACCAGATTCAGGTTCTCCTTTAAGTGGATTTACAATTACAAGTAATGGTCCTGTTTTGCGTATAAAGAAAAATAATAATACTGATTTTTCAATAGAAGCTTCTGATAGTCAAGGTAATTCACAAATTACGCTTGTTAAAAATTCAGTACAACAATTTACAGATCTACCTACAGTCTCACCAAATGGAATGGTTGTAGAAATTATAGGTGATGAGTCTAATAATTTTGATAATTACTATGTTCAATTTACTACTAATAATGGTGGAGCTTTTGAAGAAGGACAATGGCAAGAAGCACCAGCACCAGGCATACAATTTAAATTTAATTATTCAACAATGCCACACGTTTTAATAAGACAAGCTGATGGTAATTTTAGATTTGCAAAAGTAGATGGTGGTTCATATGCCTTAAGTTTTCCAAATTCAGCTACATATTCGCAATCAGCAAAAGTTGTTACTGTCACTGCTAATGGTCATGGGTTAAGTGTTGGAAGTGTAGTAGATATAAAATATAGCTCTGGAAATGCTATCAGTGGTGACTTTACTATAACGAATGTCACTACAAATACTTTTACATATACTGCTGCTACCAGCCTAACAACCAGTGGAAATGCAAGTTTTGGTATTCCTAATTATGCTTTACCTGTATGGGGTGAAAGAATATGCGGTGACTTAGAATCATCTTTAAACCCTTCTTTTATTGGTAATAAAATTAATAATGTTTTCTTCTTTAGAAATAGACTAGGTTTTTTAGCTAGTGATAATGTAATTTTATCAACTGTATCTAAATTTTTTAATTTTTTTCCTGAAACAGTTTTATCTGTTATAGATAGTGACCCTATTGATGTAGCTGCTTCTCATACAAAAGTTGCTATTCTTAAAAATGCTGTAAATATGGGAGAAAAGTTAATACTATTTTCAGATCAAACACAGTTTGTTTTAAGTAGTTCAGCAGATAATCTTACACCTAAAACAGCTAACATATTGGTAGCAACAGAATTTGAAAGTAGTGATGGTGCAACTCCTGTAGGTGCTGGTAGTTCTATATATTATTTAACTAATAAAGGTAATTTTTCTGGAGTAAGAGAGTATATTACCCAAACTGGAATAGAAGTAAAAGATGCTGCTAACATTACGATTCATGTACCAAAATTAATTCCTAGTGATATTTTTAAAATTGCAGTAAATACTAATGAAGATATTTTAGTCTTATTAGGAACATCAAACTCAAATAAATTATATGTAAATAAATGGTTGTATGGTGCTAAAAATGAAAAAATATTAAATGCTTGGTTTACCTATACTTTTTCTACATCAAGAATTATTAGAAATATAGAATTTATAGGTACTGATTTGTTTTTAGTGACTGAAGATATTGTAGATTCAGGTGTGAATACAGAAATTAATTTAGAAAAACTAATTTTTGAACCAGATTTTAAAGAACCTCACACTGATTTTGAATATCGTTTAGATCGAAAAGTAACAGAATCTGATACTGGAGTATCTATTAGTTACGATTCTAGTGCTAATCAAACTACTATAACTTGTCCATATAGATTAGATGAACAAATGACAGTAGTAGGAAGAGAAGTTGCTCCGAACACTGGTGCAAAATATAGCAGCACAACTTCTAATAATACAATTACAGTTACATATCCAAATCACGGTTTTATTACTGGAGATCTTGTTTCAGCATTTTTACCAGGACCAAATATTAACAACTTTGCAATTTTAGAAACTGAATTAGATAAGATTATAGGGTTTACTTCAAATGCTGAAGATCATGGTGGTTTAGCTATTAGTGATTTTTTTAATATTACGGTAATAGATGCTAATACTTTTACTTTTACAACCGACAGTAATAGTGATGGTGGTAATAATACAAATACTATGTGTGTAATCAAATTAGAACCTTTCTTTATAGATAAATTTGGAACTATTCAAACATCTGAAGCAGGTCATATTTTCGATCCATTGGTACATACTCTTGGAACAAATACAGATATTGTCATACCAGGTGATCTTAGACATTCAAGATTTATTATTGGTGAAAATTATGAAATGCACTATAGATTTGCAAAACAACGTCTTACTGAAAATTCAGGTAATGAATTAATTAGTGGCAGATTGCAATTAAAACATTTTTATTTAAAATTTGAAGATACAGGATTTATGACAGTTGAAGTCATGCCTGAAGATGAATCATATGACATTTTTAGAAGTGGAGGAATTGGCCGTGATCCATTGCAACACGTTTCAACTTACCAGTTCACATCTTTATTAGGTGTAACTAAAGAGTCGAGAAAGAGTATTTTAAAAACAGGTACTTTTAAAGTTCCTGTAATGGCTAGATCAAACAAAGTAACAATAGATGTTAAGAACAATACTTTTCTACCTACAAATCTATCAAGTGCTGAATATGAAGCATTTTTCTATATAAGGTCAAACAGAAGATAATGGGATATATAAGAAAGGCAAACTTAAAAGACTTAAATTATGTCGTAGATAATTTAAGAGTAATGGATAAGATTGAAGTTTTTTATCAGACAGGACAAAAACCAGAAGATGCTATAAAGCTTTCTTATTTATATACAAAAGAAAATATGGCAATAGCTGATGATGATGGTAATCCTATTGGTTTATGTGGTGTTGTTTCTGATGGTTGTATATGGATGGTTGCAACTGATGAATTATTTACAAATAAAAAATATAGAATACAACTTATAAGGCAAGGCAGACAATGGGTGGATAGTCTGTTGAAAAATTATAAATTGTTATACAATATGGTATATGCGGAAAATGATTCTGCTATAAAGTGGTTAAGGTGCTTGGGCTTTACATTTATTGATTACCACGCAGAATATGGAGAGCATAACAAACCATTCTATGAATTTATGAGGATTGCCTAAATGTGTGCAGTAGTACCAGCCATAGCAACAGGTCTTAGTCTTTTCTCTGGATTGGCTATGAGAAGTGCTGCTCAACAACAAGCAAGACAAACATATGAAACAGAGTCAGCTAATGTAAAAGCAGCAGACGCAGCTAGGAATTTAAAAGTTACTACTGCTGGTCAAAATTTTAAACAGCAACAAGCCGAGACTGCTATGAAAAGACAAAAAGCTACGCTTGATGCAAGAAAAAAAGTAGGAGCTATAGAAGCAAGTGGTATTAGTGGTAACTTATTATCAACCTTAACAGGAGAAGTTAAAATGGAAGAAGGTAATATTGTTAACAATTTAAATAATAGCAATATAGCACTAAGAAGAAATTTAGGATTAGAAGTTCAAGGCTATGATGCAGAACTTGGTAGAAGAATAAGTGCAGGTCAAAGTAGAGTAAATCAAGCTTACAGTCAAATTCCTTCTATAACACAAATTGCATTAGGGGCTGGAAGTCAAGCTTTAACTTATGATTGGGCAAATAACAAACTTTAAACATGACAGATTCTTATAATATTCCTCTAGCTCCTATAGTTGATACATATGTACCAGAACCTACAGTTCAACTAAGAACAGGGGCGGAAGAGTTAGCTGAAATTTTATCTACAGTAAATCCTAACCTTATTAAATTTGCACAACAAAGACAAGAAAAAGCAGATGAAATACAAGAACAAAGAGCAATGGAAATAATCATACAATCAGACAAAAAAGGTTTAAAAAAATACATAGATGCACTTAACAAAACAGAAGGACCAGAAGCAGCAAGACAGGTAATAGGTCGTAATAGAGCATTTAAAGCAGGTATAGAAAAACAAGTAGCTATAAAATTAGGAAGTATGGCTGAAACTGATGCTAAAAAATTTTTTAATAATTATACAGTTGAAAGAGAATTGCCAGATGGAACAATACAACAACTTCCTCTAAGTCAATTTTCACCTGAATCAGAGGAATACCAAACAGCTCTTGCTGAATTTAATGAAACAAGTAGAATGAATGTAAAAGGTATTAGAGCTTTATATTTAAATGATTATTATTTACCTCAACTAGGTAAAGGTTTGCAGAAAGTAGAAATAGATCACACAAAAAATTACAATGAATACCTTGTACAAGAAGCAGAAAATAATATTGGTAATGTTTTAAAACTTAATTTTTACAAAAGAGATGATAATCAAGAATCTTTAGACAAAGGATTAATTGATTTAACTGGAATAGAAAACCCTACAAGTATTACAGGGACTACTATGTCTAAAAATACTAGCCAGGCATATTTAAATGAACTTGAATCTAATGGTTTAACACAGGCTATAACACCTACAAGAATGGTTGATGTAGCTATAAATGTAGCAAGAAGTATTTTTAATGAATATGAAAATGAAGGTTTAAATGGGTATGAAGCTGTAGAGGAATTTTTAGATTATATTGGTGAATTAGAAGTTGGTCGAAGTCAAAGAAAAAAAGACGGAACTGTTGTCAGAACAAAATTTAAAAATATTATTAGTAAAAGTGAAGATATACTAAAGTTAAAAAGAGACTTACTTAGTATTGCTGATGATTTAAGAAAAGAAAGATTGCGACAAGAAGCAGAAGCAGAAAAATCAACAATCTTAGAGAGAATCCAACAATTTGGTATTACTAATAAAGCTGAAATGAGTAAATTGGCTCAAGAATTTCCAGATCGTTTTGAAGGTTTTTTAGAACCAATGATAGAAATGCAAGACGAAACAAGAGATGAGTTTTTAAGAAATTTTAAAAACGATTTACTTTTTACAGGAGAATATAGAAATGATCCTGTAAGAGCTAATAATGACTTAGGAGAATTTGTGGCGAAATTAGGATCAGCTATAACAGAAGAAGATGAAAGAGAGATTAATAAACTAGAAGAATTAATACGAACACAGTTAGGAGTACCTATCTATCAAAATGCTACTGAAAGAATAGACAGAATTATTAAACGTGCTGAAGAAATTGCTGCTGATATAGATCCAATTTCAAAGAGATTACGATTTACGTCAAGTAACGCACAATTTTTTTATGAGTCTGAAGAAAGATTTCTTAAGAATGTAACTACAGCACTAAAGAATGATACTCTTAGTGAAGAACAAAGACAAAAAGCAATAAAACTTGCTGAAGATAACTTTATAAAAGATGCAATTAGAATTAAAGAAAAGGTTTACGTTCTTGGTGGTGGTGAATTTGGGTCGACAGCAGAAGGTACAATAGCAGAAATTCGAAAAAAAATTAGAGAAGAGAAGGAAGGAAAAAATAAAGGTGGAGGTGGAGAAAATAATAATTTTGATGACCTAGCTAATCAAGGTAAAAACAAAACAGATCCAATAAATATTTTTGATGATACAAATCAAGCAAACAAAGTACCTTCAGGTTTTACAGCTAATGAAAAAAATGAAGAAGAAAGAATTGAGAATATAAATGAAGAAGAACTTGAGAATACAAATAAAGAAGAACTTGAGAATACAAATAAAGAAGATAAACTTAAACTGTCAAGTGATGAATTTATAAAAACATTTGAAGAATATCGTGATAACCCAATGAAAATTTACCAGCTTTTATTTCAATGACAAACTCAAACTTAAAAGAAAACAATCCTATTAAAGGTTTTACACCTAATGAAAGTGTATTTTCTGAAGTTAAAACAGAATTTTTAACACCTCAATATCAAAACATTTACAAGCAAACAGAAAGTTTTTTAGATTGGAATACAGAAGTAGATCTAGAAAGTTCTATTAATGATTTTTATTTAAAAGATTCAGATGAAGATTCATATAAAGATACTACAGGTGAACCATACAAACAAGCTGCTGGTTTAGGAATTGACATTGGAGGTGGTATTGCTCTTGATAAAGTAACGGCTCCATTATTAGTTACTCCTGTACCTGGTGCTAGACCTCTTTATTTTGGTGTTAATTTTGTTGGTGGTGTTGGTTTGAATATTACTGCACAAAAAGCAAGAGGTGAAAAAAATATTGATATTGGCGAGGCTATTCAATCTGGTTTTGTTCAGATGATACCTTTTGGATCTACAGCTAAAATAGGAAAAGGTGGTCTTAAAAAATCTGCAATACAAGGTGCTGTAACTGCTGTTGGTGGAGAACAAATAAGAAAAGGAATAAACGAAGGAGAATTGTTAACACCACAAGAAATCTTTAGTTCTGCTGCTGTTGGTGGTGGTTTTGGAGTTGCTTTTAAAGGAGCTTTAGACGGATTAGAAGCTATTGGAAATAAATTAAATAAAAAATATGCTGGTAAAACTGCACAAGAAATTAATGAACAAATAACTGAAAAAGAAAAAAAAGAGATTATTGATGCGGTATCTCAAACAAATAAATTAAAAAAAGAATTAGAAACACAACAACCTACATCTACAACTGCACAACCTAATAAAGTTTATCAATTACCTCAATCATTATTAAAATCTAAGCCAAGATACGGAAGAGCTAATATAGAATTTGAATCTGAGTTAGATTTAGCTGCTTACCTTGTTAGAAGTGGCAAAAAAACTAGATCAAAATCATATGACAAAATAATAGCTTCATTACAAGAACAAGGCTTTTCACCAGCAGAAATTAAAGCTCATGGTGACACATTGCATAAAAGAGTAAAAGATATGGTGACAGAGATGACAGGTACAGCACAAGCAAGTGAAAACACTAGAGGTCTTACTTTAAAAATACCAACAGATACTAAATATATTGGCCAATCTGTTACTAAAAAAGCTAAGAAAGTAAAACAAGATTTAGGAGATAAAACAAAAACTCCACAACAATATACAAACAAAGGAGTTCCAAGAACTTTTCAAAAAAATGTAGATCAAAATATTAGAGAAATGAAAGATAGAAATGTCTTTGAAGGTAGAAAGTCGCAGATAAAAACAAAGCTTGGTGCTTTAAATAAATATGATAAAAGAGTTTTAGATTTGAAAAATACAACAAGAATTAAAAAGATGGCAGAAGAGTATATTAAATTTTATGGTGAAAGACCGCCTGATGAATTGGCTTATGCTTTAGCACAAAATGTAGTCTTAGCAACGGATGAAGTTATGGCTGCAAATAGAAAATATGCAAATGCTCTTGGTAAAAGAGATTTTGATGAGATTGAAAAAGCTGCTACTGAAATAGATGAAGCGCTTCAAAAAGTAGAAGAATGGTTAACTTTAGATATTAAAGCAATTAGAACTCCTTTTGGTCGTGTAGGTAAAACATTACAAGCAAAGCCTGATTCTGGTTTGGCTGGTAAAACTGTTGATGAAGTTATGGATATGACACCAACACAAAAACGGTTAGCAGCAGAAAAAGCAGGTGAATCTACTTTAAGTGTTGATGAAGCAATAGAACAAAAAAGAGAATTTAGAGATTTATTAAAACAAAGAATTAAAGAAGCCAAAGAATCAGGAGATCTAACAGAACTATATAAATTAGCAAATGATATTCAAAGAACAGAAGGAAAAGTAGAAACTATTGTTGCTGGTACTAAAGTAAAAAGTTGGCAAAAATCCTTAACTAAAGTTAATAAAATTATTAATGAAATAGGAATTAATGCTTTATTATCAGCACCAACTACTCAAGAAGTAAACTTTATTTCTGGAGTTGCACAGAGTTATCTTGCTTCTTTAAAATTAGTTTTAGGTGCAAGAGGTGCTAAAGAACGAGAAGCAGCACTAAGACATATAATTGCTTTACATAGTAACTTTAATTTTGCTCGCAAAGCTTGGAAAGCGTCTTGGGATATAGAAGATAACTTTGTAAATATTGGAAATTACAAAGGTGCTGACAGTAGTAGATTTGCAATTTCTTCTGATATGGATAATTTAGCAGGTAGGTTTACAGATAACAGTGGTAAAGTTATTAGATTACCTATGAGATTAATGACATCTACGGATGCTTTAATACAAGCTCCTAACATTATTGCTGGTGCTACGTTTGAAGCTTTTAATGAAGGAACAAATAGAGGATTACAAGGAGATAAATTAAATAAGTTTATAAAAGGTCATGTTGATTCAATTCTTCAATATTATGCTGAAAATGGTAAAACACCAATAGAAGACATAAGTAAAAGTCTTCCAAGTGAGTTTCAAGATGAATTGTCACAAATTGATTTTGATCCATCTATTACAGGTAAAATACTAAGGCAAGGTCAAGAATTTGCTAAAACAATTACGTTTACTCAAGATATAAGAAGAGATGATTTTATAGGAAGACAGGCATCTAATTTTAATCAATTTGTAAATGCAAATCCGTTAGCTAGATTTTATTTTGCGTTTACAAAAGCACCAACAAATATTTTAAAATCTAACGCAAGATTACTGCCTATAATTAATGAACCTACTATTTTTGGAAAATCAAATCCTATCAATGATGTATTATTACCAGAAATTAGAAATGATTTGTTAAGTAGAGATCCTCTTATTGCACAACAAACAAGAGGAGAGTTAATGCTTAGTAGAGGACTAGCTATGTTGATTGGAGGAATAGCTGTAAATTATAAGCAAAAAACAAATGAAGAAGGTTATATTCCTCCAGTTATTCTTACAGGCGGTGGTCCTGACTTTATGAAGCCTGAAGGGGCTGCTATGTGGAAAGCTCAATGGAAAAATGGTTGGTCACCATATAGTGTCGGCAGACTACAATACAATGATGATGGCGAACCTTTGATAGGTGAAGATGGCGACCCAGTATATGAATATGATAGTTATGAATATTTACCAGAACCTATAGCAGGTTATATGCGTTTAATGGTTGATTTTGTTAATGCGTCTGGAGTAATAGGTGACAAGCCTTATAATGACTTTACTATTGGTTGGATGGGGGCAGTTGGTAGAAATATATTTAATAGAAGTTTTACGACACAAATAAATGAAGCATTATCATTATTGCAAGCAGTTCCAAAAATAGGAGAAGGTGATACTCCAAGCGATTCTCCTACAAATTATAAATTAAAAAGGTTGTCACAAATTGCAGGTAGAACTATTGTATCTAGACTTGTTCCGTTTTCTAATTTAGGTTCAAAATTAAAACAAGCACCAGCAGATATTTTAGAAATGATGGGTTACAGCAAAGAAGAAATACAACAGTACAGACAAAAAGTAGATACTAAAGTAAGAGAGGGTGATGCTATTAATCCAATTTTTAGTGAAGAAAGAGAAATAGAAGATCCTCTTTTTAATAAACATAATGAATATAAAAGAGCCTTGAGAGATATTATCAATCAATCTCAGGAAAAGTTTATAGGTCTTAATTATGATCTGCCCTTTATGGAAGAACACGCAACAGGCGAGCCAGTTTTATATCCACAAAGAAGAGGTTTAGATTTGTTTTCTCTACAAAAATATAGTAGAAGTAAAAATTTAAAATATTATTCAGCACAAAAATTAATAGGAAGATTATTACCAGAACCAAAAGAAGTAATTGTTGGCCCATACGGATCAAAAGATAATATAACTCCAAAAAAATTAAATACTTACGATTATAATCAATTAAGAAGAGTTATAAATAGAGTAAAAATAGATGGTAAAACTTTAATAGAAAAACAAAATGAATATCTTGAAATGCCAGAATATACTAAGTTTGCAGCAAAAATAAAAGAAGTGGGTCTTAATTCAGAAGAAGGCCAAGAAGCAGCTAAAATAATTTATAGTGTTATGTCACAAATAAACAGAGCATACATTTTAAAAGGAGAAGCTATGTATTTTGAACAGAAAATGGACAATGAAGAATTACAGCGTAGAATTGACAAGAAACGTAAAATAAAAGAAAGCTTTGTAAACTTCCTTCAAACTAACTAATTAATTATGGCTACTAACATAAGCGGTGGAATAACAACACCAACTTCCACAACTCATACAGGTAATGGAACTACTGGTCCTTTTAGTATTAGTTTTGAGTATTCAATTAAAGATGATATACAAGTATTTGTAGGAGGAGTTTTAAAAACTGTAACTACTCATTATACTTTTCCAAACGATTTTCAAATTACATTTACTTCTGGTAATGCACCTAGCAATGGCGAGATAATTCTTATTCAAAGAAATACTATTGTTGCTTCTCCTAGTCATTTTTTTAGTGATGCAAGTGTTTTAACCGCAGTAGATTTAAATCAAAGTAACACACAAGTATTACATGGAATCCAGGAACTTGTAGATGATTATGTAAAAAGAGATGGCAGCCAAACTATAAAAGCTAATCTTGTATTTGAAGGCTCTACTGATGACAATAATGAAACAACACTAGCAATAACAAACCCTACTGCTGACAGAACAATTACCTTACCTGATACTACAGGAACAGTTGTCACAACAGGAGATACAGGAACTATAAATTCAACAATGATTGCTGACGGTACTATTGGTACAGCAGACATAGCTAATGATTCTATAAATGCAGATAAGATACCTGATGACACAATTAATTCAGAACATTATGTAGATCAATCTATAGACACGCAACATATTGCAAACTTAAATATTACTACAGCTAAATTAGATAATAATTCTGTTACTACAGGTAAGATAGCTGATTTAAATGTAACAAGAGGCAAGTTAGAAAATGATGCTATAGACGGTACTAAACTAGCTGATAATGCAGTCAATTCAGAGCATTATACAGACGGTTCTATAGAACATGTTCATCTAGCTAATGACATTATAGATGGAGATAATATACAAGATGATGTAGTTAATTCAGAACACATAGCTGCTGGAGCTTTAGATAATGAACATTATGCTGCTGGATCTATTACGTCTGACAAATTAGATTCAGCTACAGTTATAACCCAAGCTGAACAAGGATCAGCAACAACTAACGATACATCTTTTTTAACTTCAGCAGCAGCAGACGCTAGATTTTTTAATATTAGTTCTGGTGACACAATAAAAGATGGTCAAGCATTTCCAGATAATGACACAACCATTGCTACAACAGCAGCTATCAACGATAGAATTATTGATATTGTAAATGATGTTGGTGGTTTTGATATTCAAGAAAGCGAACAACATTTCCCAAATAGTAACCCTCAAGGTCAAGCAGGGTCAGCAGCCGTATTAAGTATCAAATCAGCCTCAACAAATTTAGTACCTAGCGGAACAACACTTACAATAACTAATGGTAACTTAGCTGATGATGCTGATATTACAATTACTGGTGTAACGTCTACTATACCTCAAGGTTTTGGATTTTTAGTAGAATCTACCAGCACTCTTCATACATATACATTTCATAGGTTAGTTCCAAAAGCTACCGAAGTTACAACAGTTGCTGGTGTTGCTAGTAACGTAACAACAGTTGCTGGCATAGCTGCTAACACGACAACAGTTGCTGGAATTTCAAGTGATGTAACTACAGTTGCTGGAATAGCATCTAACGTAACTGCTGTTGCCAATAACTCATCAAATATTAATAGTGCTGTATCTAATGAAACTAATATAAATGCTGCTGTTAGTAATGCAACAAATATCAATACTGTTGCTGGATCTATTAGTAATGTAAATACTGTTTCTGGTTCTATAGCAAGCGTCAATAATGCTTCAGCTAATATAGCTTCTGTTAATAATTTTGGAGATAAATATCAGGTTGCAGCTAACAACCCATCAACAGATGGAGGAGGAAATGCTCTTGCTGCTGGAGACTTATACTTCAATACTTCTGCAAATGAACTTAAAGTTTATAATGGTACTGCTTGGCAATCTGGTGTTACAGCTACAGGAAACTTTGCAACAACAACTGGTAATACATTTACTGGAGACAACAGATACAATGATGGCGTAAAAATATTAGTTGGTACAGGAAATGATTTAGAAATATTCCATCATGTTAGTGATGGTTCTTTTATAAATGATGCTGGAACAAGCACACTAAAACTACAAACTGGTGGTGTTACTAAATTAGAAATACAATCTACTGGTATCGGTGTTACAGGAAATATAACAGTATCTGGTACTGTAGATGGTAGAGATATTGCTGCTGATGGCACTAGCTTAGATGATTTTGAAGCTGGTAACTTAACCACAAACGTAACTAATGGCAATATTAAATTAACACCTAACGGAACAGGTGTTGCAGAAGTTAAAGGTGCTGGTGGTAATGATGGTACGTTACAACTTAATTGTTCAGATAATA